GCAGTGTCTTGTAAATATTTATCATATGTTGCTTTGTCAGCTTCATTCTGTCCTTTTTCACTTTTGTATTTTGCGTAAGTGTCCCAAGCTTTAGTACCAATGTCTACCCATTCTCCAAAGTCAACATTCTTAACTGCATTTGTACCCCACTCTACAGCTTTGTCCCAAGCGTCTCCCCAAAAACCATATACAGGTACTCCACCTGTATTAGGTAAAGGTAGTCCCATACCACCATTTGCTTTTAATAATCTTGCTTCTGATTCATTAATGAATGCTAAAGACTCACCTTTTGGCGCACGTTTGTTTAGAAAATCTGCTGCTTGTTTACTATTAGTGATAGCCATAAAATTTTATATTCCCCTAGGTATATTGTATATTAAAATAGCAGGCGTTTCACCTGGAATCTATACTCTTACCCGTTTTTTCCACATAAATCAAGTGTCGGCATCACAACTTTAATGTCTTGAGCCATATCTTCTGGCTTAAAACCTTTAGCTTCCCACATGGTTTTTTCTTTAAATGTTTCGCCTGTCTCTTTGTGTCTGTAAATTGTTATTACTTCTGCTTCTACCAAAGGTACTTCTTGTCCATTAATTATTGTTGTTTTTGTCATTAAGTCCTATCCTGTTGTAATACGCTTATTGTAACTATTGGGCTTGCAACATCAGAAAGCATTTGAATCTTGTCTCCTTCTTCTAATATCAACACAGTTGAATCCTCTCCTTTTAAAAATTCATATTTAACAGTAGTCGCTAAAGAATGTTTATCATAAATAAATGCTGTACTAGAACTACTATCAAAAACAGATAGAGTTAAAGCCGCTGTCCCCACATTTGCATTGTATACAGAAATAGATTTAAGAATTCCTACAGTTGCAGCTGGTACTGTATAACAGTCAGCTGTAGTAGCAGCAACCAAAGTAGTATGATGTAGTTTATATGCATTAGCCATTATAGTCTTTTTATTGTTTTAACTTAACTTGTAAAAAATGTAAAGGCTTCTTGCTCATCCTTTATTTGTTGTTGGTATGTAGTATTCATTTTTTGTACAATTGATATTACGTTGTTAGCTAAATTTTGTACGTTTTGTCTATCAAACTCTGGTCCTTCAATTGTAGGTACTACTTCTGATATTTTTGCCATTATCTTCTTCCTCCTGCATGTATATCTAGTCTAAAAGTTCCTAGTCTCCAGTTTTCTCCAGTACCTGTATTAGATACCTTAAAAGCTATTTGACGAGCTCTTATCCTAGTGTTTAATTGTGTGGTACTTGTTGTTGCCGTAAATGTATTGGTAGTAGTTGGACTATTAGGAAACGCTTTAGTGTTTAATGCAACTTGTGCATTACCTGTTTGTGCACCAAAGTCTGGTAAAAATCTACTAATACGCATTATGTATTCTCCCTCACCTTGTAGTCCTTGCTGATCACTAATATCATAATCTCCAGATTCTATGTTAGCTAGTATTGCATTTACAGTTCCACTAGCAAAAACTTCATCAGTCCCTACTTCGTGTTGCCAAAAATAACTAGCACCATTAGTTACACCATTTACACTTGGTTCTGTTGGTGCAATATTAGTTACATACTGTGTAGCATAAGGTTTTCCATAAACTCCTTCTGGTGTCCATGTTGTTCTAGCAAGTGAACTAGTTGTCCATATTGGATCCGAGTCGCTTGATTCTATATAATTGTAACTAACTGATCGATTAACTTCGTCTGATCCTTGACCACAATAAAACCAAGTTACTTCACCAAATAAATTGTTTACTGCTCCGTGTATTTGTTGGTTAGCATTTACATTAATATCTTCAAAAACATAATCTTCAACAAGACAAGGCATACTATAAACTCTACCCCCTGTATATTTAAAGAAACCATTAGGTCCCATCCAATATGCAACACCATCAATTTCGACTGGTGCATGTTGACTAGATATTCCACAATTGGTTCCAACTTGTTCAAAACCAAAAGTAAAAGGTTGGCCTACAAATTTCATTGTATACATTGCAGTATCTGACCAAACATATAATGCAGTCTTACCTGCAATTACTGCTAGTAATTTAGATCCATCCGGCAATCTTTGAGAACCTGCTGTGTTAGTAGCGGTTGCAGTATAAGCTCCAACCCCATCAATATTCTCTTGATCTGAAAATCTTACAAACATATCATCTTGTGTAGTGGAATTGCCTAACGTTGTTTCTGTCCCAATAAAAACTAAGTGTCTATCGGGAGTAGATACAGCCATGTCTCTTGATGCTGTTGGTGCATTAGGTAGTATAACGGCTCTTGTAAGTAAAGCATTTGTCTGAGTTGGATCCCATTGCCATACTTTTTTGTTGTGCACTAATGCTATTAAAATTTGTCCATAATTAACTAATCTCCATTGTCCTGGTTCAATTACAACTTGAGCTGAAGAACTTGCACTGCCCCAACCTACATAGTTACTTGCATCAAAAACAGTTGTTCCATTAGTATGAGAAGCAGCAGTAGTTCCACTAATACTTCTTGTTATACCTGTTACTTTGTTGCCTGCAATTCCAGTATAGCCAATTAATTCATTGTCTATTTGAATAACTTCAGTTGATCCGCCACTGGGAATTGTAAAACTAGTTGTTGAAGTTAAAGTAATTTCTGTAGCAGAACCATTATTTCCACCACTTGCTGTCAATACACCATCTAAAGTTGTAAATGTTGGTGGAATAACTTGTCCACCAAATGTATTTGTACCCCAACCAAAACCATACCCTTGAGTAACAGGTCCTATTTCATAATAAGGATCTATAGTTGCAGTTGCAATAGCGCCACCTGTACCGGTTTCGTTATTATTAGCTAAAGTTGTCATTTGAGTAGTTAGTGTAGTAGCACTTGGAGTGCTTAATACTTCAAATAACTTTCCATCAAAATCTGCAGCTGTGAAAGAAGTACTAACCCCTGTTAAAACAACAGACCCATCTCTTACTAAAAGAATATCACCTACTGTTGCATTGTGTGCAGCACCATAAGTTAGTGTTAAAATATCTGAACCATTAGAAGTTCCAATAGAAACTCCTGTTTGAATCTTTGTAGTATCGATTGGAGTGATGTCATACACAGCACCTTCAAAATAAATGTAAAGCATTTTGTTTGTGCCAATTGCTACATATTTATTACCAGCATTATCAACCCAAGCATGTTGATCTCTGCCTGCACCTACTAAATTACTTGATGTTAATTGAGACCACCCACCTATTTTTTCAGGATAACTATATCTGAAACGCATGTAGTCACCATTGACCCATCTTCCTTCAGCGCCAGTATCTGATGATTGTTTATCTAAACCTGGTTTTAGCGTAATTTTTGTTAACATATAAACCCATTATAATATTATTTTCCAAATGCTGGTAGCCCTAACATAGGTCTTCCATCAAATTTGTTTTTCTTAGCAAATGGGCCGTTTACATGATTATAATGTAGAAATACTTGACCGCAAATGTTCCCGTCAAAAGGCTCTCGCCAATGTTCAAGTTCACAGCCACTATATACTAGCATATCACCTACTTCAAGCAAGACTTTTGTGCCTTCCGGAGCACCGGGTTTAACTAAATTTTGTCTTTCATTAATAACATTATCAGCACCTGTGCCGTCTATAAATATTGGCCATGGCTCACCACCCAAGTTTATCGTAGTCGATATCTCACAGCTTGGTCTGTCTTTGTGTCTCTTTAATTCATCCCCATTCTTATATATTCTTGCATAAGAATACGTTGGAACTAATTGCAGCCCAGTTTCCTGGGTCATGACTGGTAATACTTTCATCAATAGAGTCTCCATCACAGGGTCTGCATAATGAGAATAAGTGTTTGGAATCTGAGCATCTGTCCATGTACCTAACATCCCTGTATCATAAGTAATATTATTGTCGTACATATACTTAACTGCATCTCGTTTAAGTAGAAAGTAGTTGAATATAAAGTTAGCTAGCTCGTAGCTAACAGCACCTTTGATTATTTGATATTTATTGAACATCTGTATGCCTATATTGTTGTTTTTCTTTTACTAATAAATCTCGAGTATCATTAGGTAATACTTTAACCTCAAATTCTGTCATACCTAATTCTAATCCAGCTATAAATC